AGGATACCTATGCCGAAGGAACTGTCTCGTATTCGTTCTATGGATGAGTGGTCGGAAATGCCAAGGGAGTTCCGAGAGAGGTTTCGTCCATATGTCGAGGAGGAATTTAGGCGTAGGCGTGAGGGTTTTTGGTTTTATAACAACGGTGCAGCTACATATATTACGGGGCGGCACTATATGATGGTGCAATGGACTAAGATGGATATTGGTTACCCGTACTTCCTTAGCTTCCAAAGAGACATTTTTTTACATCTCTCCGCGTGTGAAATAGACCCTAGGTGTATAGGGCAGCTGTACACTAAGTGCCGTCGTAGTGGCTACACGAATATGTGTTCCGCTGTACTTGTGGACGAGGGAACTCAAGTGAAGGATAAACTTATGGGTATACAGTCCAAGACTGGTAAAGACGCCCAGGAAAACATATTCATGAAGAAGGTGGTATTCATGTTTAGGAACTACCCCTTCTTTTTTAAACCGATTCAGGACGGTACAACTAACCCCCGTATGGAGCTAGCCTTCAGGGAGCCATCAAAAAGAATAACCAAGAAAAACAAAACATCCCAAATGGGGGAGGCTTTGAACACGGTTATAAATTGGAAAAACACAACTAACAACGCATACGACGGTGAAAAACTACACTTGTTGTATTTAGATGAAGCAGGAAAATGGGAAAGACCTACAGACATAAGAGACGCTTGGAGGATTCAGAGGACTTGTTTGATCGTCGGAAGAAAAATCGTGGGGAAAGCGATGGTCGGAAGCACGGTAAATCCGATGGACAAAGGAGGAAGTCAATACAAGGATCTTTGGAGGGACTCGAACCCCTTGGAGCGGAACGCGAATGGGAGGACTAGAACGGGATTGTACAGGCTTTTTATCCCAGCCTACGAATCCTTAGAGGGTTTTTTTGATATACACGGATCCCCTGTAGTTAACGATCCAGAGTCAGAAACGATGGGGGTTGACAATGAACTCGTAACCATTGGAGCTAAAACCTATCTAAAGAACGAACGCGCTGCGCTCAAAGATGACGCCTCGGAGTTAAATGAGGTTACTAGGCAGTTTCCCTTTACCGAGGATGAAGCCTTTCGAGATAGTATAGAGGGGAGTTTGTTTAACATAGGGAAGATATACGAGCAAATTCAGTATAATGACGAACTGTTTCCTAACCCTATAGTTAGAGGTAATTTTTCTTGGAAAAACGGAGAGAAAGATACGGAGGTTGTTTTTATGCCCGATCCAGCAGGAAGGTTTAGAGTTTCGTGGTTACCACCAGACGAGATAAGAAATAAAAAAGCTACGGAACGCGGGAAAAGAATCCCCCCAAATCCTTTAGTAGGGTGCGGAGGGGTAGACTCATACGACCTAGATGCAACGGTAGATGGCAGGGGGTCTAAGGGTGCATTGCACCTGTACAATAAGTTTAACATGGAATATCCATCCAACACTTTTGTTTTAGAATATGCTTCGCGTCCACCTTTAGCTAAGATATTTTATGAAGACGTTCTGATGGCGGCTGTTTTCTATGGCTACCCTATACTTATAGAGAATAACAAATATGGAATAGCCCGCCACTTTGAGGCTAGGGGGTATGACGGATACTTAATGAATAGGCCCGACCACCTTAAGACACCAAATTCCAAAATTAATGTAAAAACTAAAGGCATCCCCTCTAACTCTCAAGATGTTATACAGGCTCATGCTCATGCCATAGAAGCTTATATACACAATCACGTAGGCGTTAACAGGGATACAGGTGTTTATGGAGCTATGTATTTCAACAAAACGCTAGAGGATTGGATTGGTTTTAAAATAGACGACAGAACAAAGTTTGACCTTACTATTAGTGCTGGGTTAGCTCTTTTAGCGTCTCAAAAATCCAAGCCAAAACCGAGAGTAACCTTCTCTGAAAAGAAATTTTTTAGGAAGTATAATGTCTTGGGATGATTCACTATATTTGCATGAAGTAATTATACTTATCTTATAATGATCAGCAACTCAAGTAATCGCACTGGGAGATTTCCAGACCCATTAGCATCCAAGGAACTAAAAGACGATAAAGCCTATGGTTTAAAGTATGCTAAAGCCATAGAAGGGCAGTGGAACTCAAATAATGCAGAAGGCTCTTTACACAAAAAGAGAATAAAAATATTTGAGAAAAACAGAGACTACGCACAGGGCGTTCAAGACACTGCTATATATAAAAGGCTTTTAAATTCGTTAGACCCTAACGCAAAAGACGGCAGCCTACTTAACTTGGACTACACCCCCGTGCCTGTTTTACCTAAATTCGTGAGAATAATAGTAAACAAAATTCTGTCAAGAAACCCTTACCCGAACCTTGAGGCTGTAGACCCACTAGCTTCCTCCGAAAAAAACAGAGAGAAGAATAGGCTTCGTATGCAGGTTCAAATGAAAAAAGAGCTGGAAGCTTTAAAAAAGCAAACAGGCGGCTTAGTTCTAGATAAGGACCCTGAATCCCTACCTGATTCATCGGAAGAAGCCGAGATATTTTTAGATACAAACGTAAAGCTTGATGCGGAGATTGCAGCGCAGATAGCCACAAACATGACATTATCCTGGAATAACTTTAATGACAATATTTTTAGGCGGTGTGTAAATGATTTAGCGGCACTAGGTATGGCGGTTGTAAAGAGAGAAAACGACCCTAACTATGGAATAAGCACGGAATATGTGGATCCTTCAAAGTTTATACACAGCTATACTGAAGACCCAAGTTTTGATGATTTAGTATATGGTGGTAGTGTAAAATCCATACCTATACAGGAGTTAAAGAGGTTAGCAGGATCGGAGCTTACAGAGGAAGACTTTCAAAAGATTGCTAGAAAGTCGAGTGGGGGCAGCATGAATCCTTACTCATCTCAAATAGACCCCAGCTCTAAAAAGGCAGCTTTTGGATATGATGAGCATACGGTAGAGGTTATGGACTTTGAGTTTATTTCCGTGGACTGCATGTATTTTGAAGAAAAAGAAAATAGACACGGCAACTCCAACTTTTTTTACGAAGGGTACTCATATAAGGAGAAGCCAGGAAGCGTGTTTGATCGCACCGCATCTAAGATGGAGGTGGCTACACTGTACTCAGGTAAATATATACTCGGTACGGATTACATAATTAACTACGGCCAGAAAACTAACATCCCTAAGAATATCCACGACATAAGCAAAGCTAGGCTTTCTTATTCTGTGGTGGCCACAAACATAGGTAAAATGATGCCTAAGTCTATGGTGGACAGTTGTATAGGCTTTGCTGATATGCTTCAGATTACACACTTGAAAATCCAGCAGTCTATTGCTAAAGCTAAGCCAGACGGGCTCATTATAGATATAGAGGGTTTGGAAGGCGTGGAGATAGGGAAGGGAGGAGAGCTGCAGCCGCTAGACCTTCACGATATATACGAACAAACAGGTGTTTTCTATTATAGGAGTAAAAACCCAGAGGGAGGTCACCAGAACCCCCCTATAAGAGAGATAGGGAATAGCATAAGAAACATTAATGAGCTCATAGCTCTATATAATCACTATTTAAAGTTAATCAGGGATACTACGGGTATCAACGAAGCTATGGACGCTTCTTCCCCTAAGGGTGATGCTTTGGTAGGGGTTAACGAGCAGGCTATTGCAGCAGGTAACAATGCTATATATGATATAACTAACGCCTCTATGATTCTTTACAAAAAAGTATGTGAAGATGTGGTTAAGTGCCTGCAGATAATACCGCCAGAATCCACCTTAATGGGGATATATGAAAACGCTATAGGGAAGGAAAACATGAAGGTGTTGTCTTCTTTTAGTGATCTTCCAATGTATAATTTTGGAGTTCAGGTACAGAAAGAGATGGAAACCGCCGACAAACAATACCTAGAGCAAAGTCTACAGATTGCTTTGGGCCAAAAGGAAATAGATTTGGAAGACGCTATGATGGTTAGGTCCATGAAGGATGTAAATCAAGCTGAAAGGTTGCTTATGGTTAAACGGAACAAAAGACAGAAGGAGCAGCAGGCTACCGCACAGCAAAACTCAGAGATGCAATCCAAAGCGGCGCAAGAGGCGGCACAAGCCACTTCCCAAGCCAAGCAACAGGAAATGCAAATGCAAGCCCAGTTTGATGCTCAGAAAATCCAAGCAAAGGCTCAAGCTGAAATACAAGTTGCTACAGCGCTTCATGAGCTGCATAAAGAAATAGAAATAATTAAGGCTCAGGCTACCCTTGGGTTTAAAGAGGATGACCAGAACTTCAAAGAGAAGTTAGACGTCTTTAAGGAAGGCAAGAAAGATGAACGCCAGCAAGTGCAGGCCGATCAGCAAATGGCCGCTAAAGAAGCAGATAAAGAACTTGAGGCTAATACGCCTCAGCAAATAAACTAGAATGGCACAAAAGGTAAATTTAGATATAGCCCAAACGTTAAATATAACAAGCCGTAGGGGGGATACTTTTAATCTAGCTATAACATTAAAAGATGCGGCGGGAGCCGCGCTCCCCTTAGTGACTGACGGTTATGAGTTTGTTATGCACGTACGCACAAGCGCTTTCGCCGACGGGGCGGACGGAATAGTCCTATCTACAGCAGCACACGTTCCTGTAGGGGCTATGGGAAATGGCATTTGGGTGGGAACGATAGAAAACATGATGGTTGTGGACGAGATTGGGAACAACATAGATGACAACGGCGTGGCTACTATAAAAATAACCGACGCCACTATGAGGGTGCTACCTTCTGGCAGGTACGTTTATGACCTGCAATATATAGCGAGCGGTGTACATACAACTATCCTTACGGGGTCGTTTGTAGTTAATGAGGATGTTACGGAATACGCCGTTGACCCAACTGCAGGTTTAGGTTAAGTTATGACGGACGCTATTAACCTTACTCTTAGTAATGGTGATAGTCCATCTATCATTGTCAGCGCTTCTAATTCTGTTAGTTCTATTGTAGGCACGCCCGACTCCTCTATATCGCTGTCAGTAAATCCATCTACGGACTCTTCAGTATCTATTAACTCAGTTCCAACTACTCAGCTTACCATAGCTTCGACAGGAACGAGTGTAGCTACTGTTTCTCAATTAAATAACTCCCTTACCGTATCTACGGCTATCCAGGCTCCACATAAGTTTAAGCTACGAGAGCTTTTAGATGTGTCGGGTGACCCTACGGACGACCAAGTACTTGTGTACGACCAGCCCACCGATTCTTTTATTTTTGAAAGCCAGTCGGGAGGGGATGGGGAATCTTCTACCGACCACGTTATAACCTCCGACCTTTTTGTTACTAACTCGGACCTAGCCTTTCAGACCATGGTGGGCAACACTATACAAAATAACACTACTATAGAAAGTATCCTTCAGCAAATACTTTCCCCGTATGAGCGTTCTAAATTTAATTCATTTAGTATATACGCCACAACGGCAACAACAACCGTTACGGTTGGAAGCAACAACACTCAGAATTTAGAGGTGGGGGATGACGTGACGGCATCTACAGTTAACTATAGCTTAACCCTTCCTGGGAACGTGTTAGATAACAGCGTTACTTTAGAGAGATCTATTGATAACGCATCATACTCATCTTACCAAAGCGGCTTATCAGACTCACCTAGCGGGAATGTAACTCTAGGGACTGAAATTGGAATATCTGGAAATCCTAATGTAAGACACAGGTATAGGTTTTCAGCAACGGACAACGGAAACCCTAACGGTCAGGTAGTTACGATATACAGCGGTGTAGCTACTTTAAACTGGAAGAACAGAATGTACTTAATGGGGAGTTCTGCAAGTGTTGCTGCTTCTAGCTCAGACGTTGATTTTAATAATGTGATTTTCAATAATACGGTTGACAATGTACTTACCAACGATCCAGGGACTGCCTCCGTACTTCTTGATTGTAACGTCCAAAATCAACTAGCGGATAACTATTCCTATATATCGTACCCCGCTAGCTGGGGAATTATACAGTCCATTAAACAAAATGATTCCACCGATGTAACTACGGACTTTTCCCTTGTTATAAAAGCAGGCTCCACGGATGGATCTTTCGCTAGAACGAACGCCCACGGCATAGTGATTCCTTACTATCTTTACAAGACCTTCGACTCTGGCGCCTACCACGCAGATGTTGAGCTAACCGTAACACTCTCGTAGATGCCTACTTTTTCAGGACAAGTAAGACACCAGAACTCCAATCTACCCATAGTGGACCTTTCCGACGGATCGGGTCAATTTAATCAAGGTGGCAGATCACCCGTCAAAGGGATGGGGCTGTTCACTAATACATCAAGTAGGAGTAGCGTTACATCTGGACTAAGAACTAAGGGGTATATGGCTATCGTAGGCAGCACACCCTACCTATACAATTCATCCGCTTTAGATGATAGTACTTGGGGGGCGGAGTCTAACTGGACTTCGCTAGGCGGTTCACACGGGATACCCTCTGGTGGTGGCCTTGATGACCTTCTAGCAAAATCCTCAACCGATGACTACGACGCTAGCTGGGTAAATAGTGTGGTGGTGGAAAGCGGGAAGTTTAAAAAACATGGCGCAAGCGCTTCATCGTCCCCGACTTTAACTTTCAGCAGGCAAAAAACAAGTGAAACTCTTTCTAACGGAGATAGCCTAGGGGAAATCAATTCCGTGGGTTTTAATTCGGGCGGGGTGGAAAAGGTGGCTTCCTCTATACGCTTCGTTGCGGATGGAACTGTGGATGTAGGTATCGGAAGTAGGGTAGAGTTCTGGACTTCAACTTCGGAAAATTCTTCCTCTAACGCATCTGAAAAAGCCGTTACAATAGATTCAGATAAAAAGCTTATATTTGCAGGAAGTAGCAACTCAAACATACCGACAGTGGTTGAAGGGGGTATGTATTACAACACAACTAACAAAGCCTTTTTCGTAGGCGTATAAAATAACATAACATGGCAACTTGGAAAGAGGTCGCA